GTATTCTCTTAACGTGGCCCCCACCACGTGTGGTATTTTGATGAGCCCATCAATGCCCACCCCCGCAGAATGATGTACGTAACCTTAGGGCAATCCCATGGAAATTCCCAAGTCATTCACAGCAACTTTTCATGCAAAGCGAACAACTTGGGCTTATCCAACAGGCTGTACGAAACTGGTTGTCTGCAAACAACCAGCCCACCAATCAAGGGCATCAACAAGCTCTTGGAAAATTACCTTGGTCGGACATATCTCAATGCATACTCCCTGCAAAGTCCTCCAGACAATTTCGAAAAGACATCAATAACCAAAGAGTTTTCAATTATCATATCTGGATTCCAATGGCTGAAATAATCCTCACACATCAACTGATCTTGAATAGATATATGGTAAACCCGCTCTACCAGATCTCTATCAATCATAGTGGGTTCAGCCCATTGCAGGGAATAATTATAGACATGCCCGTAATCATACCTTTGTCCTTGCTTTAATTCAAAGATCATATCATAATCACCAAGGTTCTTCTCCAACTGACTACCAAAACGCCACAATATTGGGACTCTAGGCGCTCTTGCTCTAAGCGAGGCAACCTTCGCCTTGAGTAAGCCTTTAAGCATCCTTATATTTTTAGTCCCCTTACATTGTGAGTCAGTCCACATGCACTTGAGAACCGCCTTAGCAGGATCGATGATAGGATTATAGTCCATAGGGTTATAAACGACCTGGCAAAATTGAGATTCATTCAACTCCCTATGCATTTCAATCTTTATATCAAAGCCCCATTCACGGTATTGCTCCACAGTAGGAACTGTTCCATCAATCCGTATGAGGCCATCATCACCTTCAACCAGGGCTTCAAACTGTTCCCAATGGTTCAGTTCCCGACACATAAATTCGTTAAAAATTAAATTTATTAAAGTGTTGCCAAGAGCAGTTGTCATTTCCCCAGACATGCGACCAAAACACGTAAAACTTGATCCTTTCATCTTACATCTCTGGGCACTTGCCATACTCTCATGGAGAATAGACATAATCTGCTGTGCTCCAATGACATTTTTAAGCATATAGGCATAAACTTCTAACTCTATACATTCCATAACAGCAGGAGAAATGCTAGACTCATAAGCAGAGAAGTCTGTGCCAAAATAACTTGCCCCATCCCGATACAATAAGTCATAAATATACTTTGGTCTATCAGCATCAGGAATATGCTTAATAATGCCACGCAACATTTTATAGGCAACTAATTCTATACTCTTGGACTTATGGCCTAACCATACCTTATACCTATCCAATCTAGAGTATATACCCCTAGCTGCTTTAAATTCGGAAACGATTTGATCGTCAGACGTAGTTACGTATGACTCACCTTTACCATGAACAATATTGACATAATCGCTCTTATTCAAAGGTGTAACCAATAATGATTTATAACTTTCACGCAGCTGCTCCTTACGTTGATCATTATAATTGGTTAAATCAAGCCATTGCTCAAAAGTTAACATTTCTGTGTCGGTCAACGGTCGTAAATGCTTATGACACCAACTACGCACAAAACTGCGCATTCGTTGTTTCATAGCATGAGTCCACTGATTATGAGGACGACCCATCCTCTGTTTTATACCATGTAAAACTGTGGCAACATCACCCGTGTCAGGATAAGGAGGCGCTAACTCCAACATTCCACACAGGTGTCGTTGCATCATCTGTCTATCAGTGGCGTTGTTTTTAATTTTATGAATCCGAACAGTGACTAGTTGTTCGGATATTTTGGTAGCTATAGGAACATCGCTAAACCTATAGCCCCAAGCCCCATGGTCTAACCTGGCCACTCGGTGCTCCTCAGAGGTCCA